CCAAAGTTTATTTTGACTGGTTGCTACCTTGAGTCGTTGCCAGTTATTAACGCATCCCTTGGCGAGTTGTCAACCTATGACCTCACGTTCATGGGTGGCGCGTTGACAATTGACACCACCGCATAATCAACGGCTCCAAGCCGACATAGGAGAACAATGAAAATCAAGTTGCAGTTAAAGCGCACCCCCGACAACGCTCCAGAGTATTACTACACAAACCTGTTTGTGGTTACGGAATGGGAACGGCTTGAACGTCGCAACATTCAACAACTCTCCGCAAACCCGTTGTATTCGGATTACGCCTGCTGGATGCACACAATCTTAAAGATTAAAGGCGAGCAAGTTGGTGACAACTGGCGCGAATGGTTAAGCAAAAACCCTGACATCGACATTCTGCCGGTACTGGACGAGACAGACCCAAACCCTACGGACGCGGCACCTACCGCCGCCAACTAGCAGAGGTATTAGTCGCGGTCGGTTGGTGGCCTAGCGACATTGCGTTTGACTCACGAGACTTGGCAACGGTCATTAAAGTGCTTAACGAGGCAAACAAAAAACGGAGATAACGTGACGGAAGTATCGGCAAAGATTGAGGTCGTCGGGCTAAAAGATGCCTTGAAGACGCTCAACAAGATTGACAAATCGTTGCGCCGTGAAATCACCAAGGATTACAAGAAGATTGTCCAGCCTGTAATTGACGACGCAAACAAGCTTGTGCCGTCTGGTGTCCCGCTATCTGGCATGGCGCGCAACTGGCAAACCCGATCAGGGTTCCAGATTTTGCCGTGGATACCTGGCATGAAACAAAAGATCGCTGCCAAAATCAATACTCGAGCAATTAAGGAATACAGCGGAAATAAAACCAATGTCGGCACGTTTGCTATTCAATGGAAAGGCGCTACTGGCACGATGTTTGATACGTCCATGGCTGGGTCATTGGGACGCGCTCTAACTGCACGCTATGGGCGTAGTTCGCGAGTAATGTGGAAAGCGTACGAGCAACGCCAAAATGATGTCATGTCCGAGATGGAGCAGTTGGTTAAGCGCGTCATGGATGAAGCGAACAGAGAGACCGCGTAATGGCAATCAATATCCCGATTATCAGCGAGTTTGACGGCACAGGGATAAAGAAGGCTGTCAAACAGTTTCAACAACTTGAGACCGTTGGCGAGAAAGCACAGTTTGCAATTAAGAAGGCGGCGGTGCCGGCAGCTGCAGCGTTGGCTGGTTTGGCGGCTGCACTTGGTAGTGCAACTAAAGCGGCTATGGAAGATCAGCAAGAACAGGCGGCGTTAGCGCTTACTTTGCAGAATGTGACTGGCGCTGGCAAAGCCCAGACCGCACAAATTGAAGATCAAATTAGCGCAATGAGTCGAGCGTCTGGTATTGCCGACACAGAATATCGCAAGAGCCTTGAGGCTCTAGTGCGCGGTACAAAAGATGTTGATCTTGCCATGAAGGACATGAACCTTGTCATGGACATCAGTACAGCATTGCAAACCGATTCCAGCACGGTCGCTGACGCGCTTGCCAAGGCATACCAGGGCAACTTTAAGGCGCTCCGATCATTGAGCCCAGAAATGGCAACGATGATCAAAGAAGGCGCAAGCCTTAACGAAATCATGGACGTGCTTGGCGGAACCTTTGGTGGTGCTACTGCCAAGAGTGCCGAAACCGCCGCAGGCAAAATGAAGATATTTAAGAACTCAATTAGCGAAACCAAAGAATCAATCGGTGCAGCTCTTTTACCTGTGCTTGAAGCCGTGCTACCTGTGCTTAACAAGTTTGCTGCATGGGCTCAAAACAACCCCAAAGCATTTCTGTTTATTGCTGGCGCTATCGGCGCGGTCGCTGCCGCAATCGTGGCCACAAACATTGCTATGGCATTAAACCCGTTCAGCCTGATCGCTGCCGGCATCGCGTTGCTAATTGTTGGTTTAGTTGCTGCTTACAACAAGTTTGAATGGTTCCGTGACGGAGTAAACGCCATTGTTAACACGATTACAGGGTTTTTTGCTGGCATGGTCAACGCCGCTATTGGCGCAGTCAATGCAATTATTAGCGCATATAACGCCATTCCGTTGTTGCCAGACATTCCAAAAGCACCAACAATTAGCGTGCCAAAACTTGGTGGAAGTGCTACAACCGCTCGACCAGCTGCAGGACGTATGGGCGTCCCGCGCATGGCCGAAGGTGGCATCGTAACAAGCCCAACATTGGCGCTGATCGGTGAGGCAGGCCCAGAAGCCGTTGTGCCATTAGATCGCATGGGCACAGGCGGCGGCGTAACTATAAACGTAACTGGCGGTCTTGCCACAAGCGCCGAGATCGGTGAATCCGTTGTCAATGCGTTGCGCGCCTACTCACGGAGTGCAGGGCCGTTGGCTCTGAACATTGCCTAATGCCAGGCACAGCAGTTGTTGATTCAGGCAACTATGACCTGCAAATAGAAACAGGGTTCATTGTTAACTCGTTTACCCTTGACAACGTGACATCAGGTGTTCTTGACAACACGTTCTTTGTGCTTGATGGCAACACAGAATATGCAGACGTGTTGGCTGACTGTACAAACGTGATGGTTAGGCGCGGTCGTAGGGATGTAGGCGATCAGTTCAGCGCTGGCACCATGACATTCACCATCCGCGACGTGGACGGCATCTTCAACCCGTTTGACGACAACAGCCCGTATTACGACACACCGCAATCTAAGCCAGGTCTTGCACCTATGCGCAAAGTGCAACTCATCCGCTACGACCAAACAGACACACCTGAATATCTGTTTTCGGGCTATGTCGTTAATTATGACTACAACTTTGCGCTGGGCGGTTTAGACACGGTTACCGTGTATTGCGCTGACCAGTTTTATTTGCTGTCACAGACTTACATGAACGAATTAAACGTCACGTCCGAGACATCTGGCGCGCGCATTGAGACTGTGCTTGATTTGCCAGAGGTTGATTTCCCTGCGCTACAACGAAACATCGCAACAGGCACAGTCAACCTTGGACATGACAGCAACTACACCGTGCCGGCAGGAACGAACGTGTTGCAATACATAACCCAAATTAACGAGACAGCAGAGTTTGGGCGCCTGTTTATGTCGAGGGATGGCACGCTTACATTTCAAGAACGGATTGGGACGACGCTTAGCGCGTCGGTGGCTGACTTCCATGACGACGGCACAGAAATTAAATATGACGGTTTGGGCATTTCGTTTGAGGCAAACGAGGTAATTAACAGGTCTGTGGTAACAGGGTTGGACGGCAAAACAGCAACAGCAACCAACGCAGGGTCTATCGCAACCTATTTTATTCAGACCAGCAGCATCCTTAACAGCCTGCTACATGAGCAAACCGCCATAGATACGGCTGCCAGTTACCTGCTCAACCCACAGCCGGAAGCACGGTTCACATCGGTAGAAACGAAGTTTTTGATGCTGACCGACGCGCAAAAGGACACGCTGGCTACTGTAGAAATTGGCGACACAATCAGCATTGAAAAGACGTTCCAAAGCGGTGCTGGCACAACCGAGTTAGCACAAGACCTAAGCGTGGAAGGCATTGAGCATCATCTGGACTTTGCCACAGGCCACCGGGTGCTTTACTCGACTTCCCCAACCGTCATCGTTTATGAGCTGATCTTGGACAACGCCACGTATGGCACACTTGACCAGTTCAATGTTTTAGGATAGGAGACACTATGGCAACACCAACATCACTTCCGGCATCGTTTACCGCTGGGCAGGTTTTGACCGCAGCACAGCAAAACGCTTTGAGAGGCGCATTTCGTGTTTTGCAGGTTATTGAGGGTCGTTCAACTACTCAAGTATCAAACGCAACAACTGCTTATGTAGATACTGGACTTACGGCAACCATCACACCACAAGCAACAACAAACAAAGTTCTTGTTATTGCAACAACACCGATTTATATGGCTGATAGTGATAGCAATGTTTTTGTTCAAGTTCTTCGTGGGGCAACTTCAATTGCAATAAACCAACAAAACGACTCAACAAGCCCGAACGTCCAGCAGACAAGTTCAATGATTATTCTTGACACGCCAGCAACAACATCGGCAACTACATACAAAGTTCAATGGAAAAACAATACCGCAGCAAAAACTAGTTATGTGATGAATGCCTCACAATTTGGCAGCATTATCCTTGTAGAAATATCAGCGTGATAAATGAAATGGCGTTACCTCATCGGCTACGGCGCGCTGATAGCAGTCGTCGTATGGGGTTGCGCTGGCTGTTCTGATCGTGAACGGGTGAACTGTATTCGACCAAACAACACAGCTGTCACAATGACATCAGACATTCAGGTTGGCGGTGGTCGCTGTGGCTAAATATACAAATGACGAAATTAAGGCTCGACTAATTTTGATAGTCGGAATTGGTCTTACCTGCGCGTTCGTAGGCTCAATTTTTACTTTGCTTTATGGCTTGCTATTTGTGACCCAACCGCTTGAGCAAGCACCAAACGACGCAGAAGCATTTTCGGTGCTTAACCCAATGCTCATGACCTTAAGTGGGGGTCTTATAGGAT